GAGGGTGAAGGCTCCGTTGTTCACGAGCTTCTGCAGGTTCCCGTCCGCAAAGGCCGGGGTGACGGTGCCTGTGGTGATCGTCCCGAGATCATGGGCGTCTGTCGTGTAGCCGACGGTCAGGTTGTCCGAGGTGTCCGCGAACAGGGTGTCCACGTCATAGCCCTGCACGGTCGTCCCGATGTCGGAGGACTGCAGGTACCCCGACAGGTCACCGGAGACGAGGAAGCCCGAGGTGGTGTTGTCGTAATTTGAAAGGTCGTCATCGACCACGAAGTCGATTGTGTTGTCCCCGGACTGATAGGTCACGGTGATCAGGGTCTCGGTGTTACCCGTGACCATCGCGCCGACGAGGGGCTTCACTGTGCCCGCCACGTCCAGCGTGGTGCCATCCCCGAGAGCCGTGTACAGCTCGGTGAAGTTCAGGTTGATGAAGTTCGCGCCGTCCCGGAGATTGGTGCCCGTCCCGTCGTTGGCTGCGCTGCCCCTGTTGATGATCTGCTTGGCCATATCACACGATCCTGATGATAGCGTTTGCTGCGTCAAATGCCGGGAACTGGATGATGAAATCCCCCGCCGCCGCGACCTTGTCGGTACCGAAGTCCAGCACCATGACACTATCTGTCGTGCCCGACCCCCCGCCCGTGGTCGTGTTGTAGATCAGCGCGCCCCGCGCGGTGATGGTCACCGTCGAGAAGGTCTCGTCGGCAAAGTCCACCACTGCCGTGGTCCCCGAGGTGGAGGGGTTCACGTTCGTCAGGGCCTGCCCGCCAGCAGAGTACCCCGTACCCGTCACCTCGTTCGTGGCGGTGTAATCCGTGGTGGTCGCGTTCAGGGTCGCCGACGAGGTGTAGAGGGCGATGTTGAACGTGTGACCGGCTGCCCGAAAGTCGTGCTGCCCCTCGAAGAGCTGCCTCTTGAAGGAGGTGGTCATCGCTTGTGTGATCGGCATCTCGTTCTCCTTACAGCCGCTTCACGGCCTCGGCGAGCTCAGGGTGACCCGCCCTGACAAGCTCGGCTTGAATGGTGGTGCGGTCGGAGCGCAAGGCGCTCTTGATGAAGTGGGCGATCACCTTCTCGATCTCGTCACCAAAGGCCTCGGCCTGATCCCGGATTGGCTGCGGTGCGCTCGCTGCGGTCGCAAGGATGCGCCTGCGGGCCATGGCCGCGTACTCATCCGGGGACGCGCCCCGGTTGCTCGTGGCGAGAACATTCACATTGCCGATATCGCTTCCGATCATCGTTCGATCCTTGGCTCGCCGTCCCGGTAGTCATCCCGCTTCGAGCGGAACATGCCGAGGTCGATCAGTTTGCTCTTCGCGTCCTTGTATCGCCCGTCGTACAGCGCGAGAAGCTCAGGCTCACCCTTCAGGAAGGTGTACGCCTCGACGAGCGTGCCATACAGGAGCGCGCTCTCTGCGTTGTCGCCCAGCCACGAGGTGGTCGCCGTCACGATGCTCTCAGGGTCGTAGTAGTAGGTGACCGACACATCGTACCCGCTGTCGGGAGTTGGGCCTATGATCCACTGCGTGTCGTCGTAGTGGGCATAGAACCTCGGCGCTGCGGTGGTCGTCGCGTTGGGGTAGGCCTCTCGGATGAACGTCAGGTCCTTCATGATCAGGGCCGTCTCGTTGCCGCTGCCGTCAGTCCACAGGAACTCCACCGTCGTGAGGTAATCCGACGGCTTCGCGTAGAAGCGGTTCGACCCCGTGAAGGTCCCGGTGTCCACCTTCTGCAGGTCGGGGATGTAGACCTCGCGATTGATCCGCTCCTCCGCCTGACGGACGAACGTCGGTATCTGCGACACGAAGGTGCTCTCCGTAGATTGCAGGTACTCCTGTGTCGCAGCGAGAAGCTCCGTGTAGTTCATCTGAGTTTCTTACCCGTTCTTCGAGAGGTACGCGCCCTTGGTGGCCGCGCCCTTGCCGCGCACCTCACCCGACTTCGGGATGGTGGGGCGGGGAGTGTAGAGGCCGGGGGCCGGGCTCTCGCCGCCCATGCCGTCGTACGGCTTCCCGATCTTCGCTGGCTTTGGCTGTTCGCTCTTCGACTTGTGTTTCATCGCATGGTTCCTTTCGTCTTGCCCTTTTGGCAGATGCCGTCACCACGGCGACCCTTCTTGCCGCCGACGACGCCACCCTTCTTCATCTTGCCGACCTTGCCGTCACGGCTGGCGCTGCCCTTGCCGTCCTTGCCCTGCGACTTGGCGATCCCCAGAAGCCCGCCCCGGCCTATCTTGCCGAACGCGCCCTCGCCAGAAACAGCTCCGTACAAGGGGCTGAGGCTGCCTAGAATTTTCTTTCCCTTACTCATGCCTGATCTCCTTAGATCGGATCGTCCTCGTCGAACGTGGTGGTGGCGTCATCGAATGTGAGGTCAGTCTGATCGAACGAAGCCGGGTCAAAAATGTTTCCGGTCACCGTGACGAAGCCGGTGCTGATCGTCAGAAAGTTTGCGGGGTTGCCGACCGGCGTGAAGCCGAACAGCCCTTCCGTTCGTACGTCTGGTCGCGGATCATACAACGATTGTGGGTCGTCTGTCTTCACCTTGCCGATAAAATTTTGCGGGTGATCGGGGTCCACGATATCGCGCCCCACGCGCAGCCCGGTGCGCACACCATTCCTGTACTCGTACACGAGGTCTTCGAGCGGGTACCTGAAGCCCGACCGGTCGCAGAAGCCAAAGGCTTTCCTTCCTCGTGCGTACTTGCTCATGGATAGGAGGGCTCCGCCTTGATGATGTACGGCGAGCTGTCAGTGTCCTCCTCGGAGGCCAGCTTCCACTGCTCCTCATAGTAAGCCTTCAGAGCCGGAACGCGGTCAGACGCCTCAGGCCGCTTCATGGCGGTGTGCAATGCGAGGCCAGACACGAGGGCGGGGACGAAGCGGGGCGGGATCGCCGCCGACGTGCCCACACCAGAGGCGAGGCCATCGATGCCCTTGAGGCGGGCATAGTAGAGCGCGTACGAGGAACTATCCGGGACCGGCCAGAGCGTGACCTTCACCTCTGTGGCCTGTCGGTTCACCCAGATCATGGTCGGCCTGCCGGTGATGTTCTTGTTGCCCTGCCGGGACCAGTCGCTGATGTCGATGCGCACGAGGCGCTGGTCGATCTGGTTGACACCGGACCCCACGCGCAGCTGGTGCTCGATCAGGTCGATGGTGTCCACCGGCATGGTGTACTCGGCGGTGCCCTGCGTGAGGGCGAGCGTGCCCTCCTCGACGGTGAAGAGGTTCAAGCCACGGTTCTGCCACTCCAGCTGCAGGAGGTTCAGGCTGCGCCGGATCGACTTGAGGTCGTAGCCGGAACGCAACTGGAGGCCTGCTCGCTCGTAGGCCTCCTCGAAGATTTCCGGCAGGTCAGGAGTGACAACTGCCATGGCTCATTACTTCCCGATCTTGATCTCGTTCTTCTTCAGCTTGCGCTTCGGCTTGACGGTCTTCGCTTTCGGGCCACCACCACGGGTGAGGCCCAGCTCGGTCTTGCCGATGTTCAGGATGCTGCGCGCGGCCTTGCCCCCTGCGTTGCGCGACGGCTGCGTGATGCGCTTGTACAGACGACCGAGGGCACTGCCTGCGCCCGGGGCCTTCACTCGCTTGGGTCCGTTTCCCATATCAGTTCTCCGAAATGTTGGTCTTTGCGTACTCGACCGCACCCACGAGCTGGAGGCGATCCTTGAAGCGGCAGAAGGAGATGATGCTCCCCTCTGCCTTCTCGATGACGAGGATGTGGAAGTTCTCGATCTCCCCGGCCTCGATCATATCAGCGTACTTGCGTACGTTGTCGGCGTCCTCCTTCAGGGACTTGCTGTCCTCGCTCTCCTTCACCGGGAGCCGGATCACATTCTCTTCGCCCATCACCACTTCACCTTGTCTGCCCAGTAGGCTGCCGACATCTTGCCCTTCTTGATGTTCTGGGCATGCCGAGCCTTGAAGGCCTTGTTGCGTTTCGACCCATCCGGGGAGCCCTTGACGCCCTGCTGTCCGAAGCGGATCGTTTTCACCTTATCACCATCCTTGGCCACGACCACGTGACTTTTTTTCGGGTGGCCCGGTGTGCGCTTCGGCTTGTTGTACCCGGAAACGCCTGCGCGCTCTAGGCGGGGGTCCTTCTTCTTGGTCATGGCAGGCTCCAACTTACGGGTGCGAGGTCGGCTGCCACGGCGATCATGGTCAGCCCGACGAGGAGTACGAGGATGGTATCGCTGGTCATGGGTATCGCTCGCTCGATCTCTTGCAGTGCTCTTCACCGAACACCTTCACCCAGAGAACAGCCCACATGGCGGGGCGGGCGCGGTACGCGGCCCCACACCACGAGATGTCCCTGCCGGTAAAGGCGCGGTATGTCTGCCGCGAAGCCTTGTGAAGTATCCAGTCGATCACCGTGCTCGTCATTCCCGCCCCACCACCAGTGCGATGTATCCTTGGAACGGTGCGTTGACGGCGGTATCGTGCATCCTAGACATCCGGGACCTCCGCAGTGAGAAACGTGCTGTCGATGCGACGGCCTGCGTACAGATGGCGAACCCGCACCTCGATCTCGTCGTACTCCACGCCCTTGGGGTCGATTGTCAGGTTCATCACCTGCTCGCCCTCCAGCCTGTCCGCTGTCACGCCCGGGCCCCGGAACGGAACGAAGTCGAGCGGCAGCTGTGTGAAGCCCCGCCCGAACACGACCATCCTCTGGAACTCACAGTCGGCCCGCGTCTTGTCGTAGGTCGCGAGGAGGTGGATCGTGCCGTCTGGCATCACCTCCAAGGTCTCGACCACCACGTCATCGTAGCACCTTGGGTTCAGCAGGCCCGCATCCCGCAGGACGATGGTGCCCACAGCCACGGCTTGCAGGGACAGAACCGCGATCAGTGCTTTGAGCACGTTTCTGCTCCCCGACACGGTCATTTGCCGCCCGCCCCGAAGTGGAACATGTGGCCGATCTGCGACCATATCCATCCGCCCATAAGCATCACGACCGCGCCGAGGGCGCGAATGCCCCAGCGCATCTGAGCCATCTCCCGCTCACGGGCCTCAGCCCGAAGGGCGTCCACCTCGTCCTCAAGCTTGTCCACCTTCTTGGCCAGACTTTCTATGGAGCTATTATCACTCACGTGTTCTCCCCTTATACCGGAGCTGGCAAAGGGAGCGTTGGCGGTGTGAACGACCCCGTGTACCTGCAGGCGTGTGTGATGCGGATGCCATCAAGCAAGCCATTGTTCCATCGCCTGCCGAAAAACTCGCGGTCTTCACCGATACCGAGCCCGCTCGCGTTGCTATCCGTTGCCGAGTAATTGTGCGACGAAGTGAAGGTGTCAATCTCCGTCCCGTCAACCCACAGAGTGTTCAGCGTTCCTGCGCGCGTCCATGCAATGTGGTGCGGGTTCAGGTCGACCACGTTCACGTCCGTCGCATGGGTGTTTCGCAGGATCACCTGATTTCCCGAGCCATATACGTCGAGCTCCGTGCTGGTGAGGAAGAAAACCCACTTGCGGTTCCCGGCTGTGATCGTGCTGCCGAGAAGGCCATCATTCACGCCATACCCGGACAGGCACTGCATCCAGAACTCCACCGTGAAGTCGAGGTTCACGGAAATGTCGGTGGTGTCGGTGAAGGAAAAGTTGACACCCTTGGAGTTGTCTCCCTGAACGGGAATGATGCCCGCACCCTCGCCCTTGAACGACATGACCGACCCACCGATGGGGTTGGAGGTTTCAAAGACGGGGGTTTGAAAATCCTCCATCACGAGATTGTTCGCGCTTGCGTCCGAGTACACGGGCGTTTCGCCGGGCGCTAGACGCAGCTGATAAACGATGTCGGAGGCGAAGGGATCGCTACCTCCACCGCCTCCCTCTCCGGCGCTGGGGCCGGAGAGGGACATTTTCATCTTCATGCGCATGGTCAGGCATCAATCGCACTGACAATGCCTGCATCGTCGGGCGCGATCTCCCACTCAAGAGTGGTGCCAGAACCAAGAAAGTGACCGGTGCCGACGGCGGCGGCTGCCCCGAACCTGATCCACATGTCAGCGCTGGCGGTCGCCCGGAAAATCTCCCCGGGCGCAGTGCTGATGTCTCCGACAGTGTCCTCGACATTGGCGGCTGTCGCGCCAGTGGTGAACGCACCGGAGGTCCGGTACGTGGATGACGTGATCGGGGTGTTTGGGTCGTCGCTGGCTTCGGTCACGGTAAAGTTAATGGTAGCCATTGGCTTCTCCTACCTACCGCTTACGCCTCCCAGCGGGCGCTGTCGATGACGTGGTACTTGATGTAGCCGGAGATCGTGCCGCCGGTGCCAGCCGAAGCGCCAACGCCGCCGGTGATCCGGACTGGCTGGGTCGAGGCCATCGCAACGCCGAGGTCATCGCCTGCGGTGGCCGTGGCGTAGTTGAACACCGACGCACCAGCGTCAGCATCGCCTTCAGCAACGAGGCCATCGACATCAAGCTCAGTGGCATCTGATACGCCGATCCAACCCATGTCGAAGGTCGGGTCGGTGCCGCCGGTCGCAGCTGCGTTCGCGACGATCTCGGTCACAACCGCGTTCGCGGGCAGGATCACATCGCCGCCATCGGTCGAGGAGATGTCCACTGCCGTGGTGTTCGCGGCTGTCGGGTCGAAGGTGAAGGGAACGACAAGCTGTACGGTGCCCGGCGTTACGGTCTTGGTGGTGTCGCCGCCAGCGGAGCGGATCACACCTTGGAAAGTGCTCTTACCCATATCAGGTCCTCATGCACGAGTGTCGCTGTGTGTTGGTGCATCATCCGTCGGGCGCGGTCACACAGCATTGATTGCCCTATGACCGCACCTTAGCACAAAGAAAAGATCATGCGAGTTTTTTCTGGAACAAACGCAGAACAACAAACCCCTTGCCAAGTCACGAGCAGTGCCATATACATCCTGCATCAAATTAGGAGTGGGCGTCATGATGACGAAAGAAGACATCGACCTGATGATCAAGGCTATCACCAACCTCGACACCTACCTGACCGATGACCATCGGGTCGAGATGGAGAATGACATGCGCGACGATGGGCGCCCTGACTTCTATGAAAAGTTGTCCCTTCTCAGGGCCAAGTTGGAGGCTCTCCAATGAGCACGAACGACGACGGCACAGCGGAACTGATCGCGGCTGAGATAAACGATCAGGTCAACGAAAGGGTGATGCAGGCCATTGCGGAGATATTCGGTCTCCACACCCTCACCAGCGCAAGCAACGGGCAGGAAAATTTGAGGCTCCTCGCCTCAGCCATCGTTCACTCCGCAATCGTGTCGGGTGAATTTGAGTATGCCACGAAGTTTGTGATCAAGGAGGCGATGTCGAAATGAGCAAGGTCAAGTACACTGTCGATATCGAGGAGTACATCTGCGATGTCCTTGAGGACATGCGGAAGATGACCAAGACGGGCGACTACTCGCGCCTGCCTGCGGCAATCGAGCACCTCCAGCACCACGCCTACAAGATGGAGAACGCGATCTATGCGTCATCTGAGGCGAAGCGGCGCATTGAGCACTGCGTTGACGACGATGATCTGGGCGACTGGGACTTCCGAGAGAAGGTCAGAGAAATCCTCAAGAAAGACCCCTGACCAGATCGATGGTGACGCCCTCTCCGTCGGAGACGCAGCGGAACGAGCCCAGCACGAAGACGCCCGGGTCATCAGCCGTCACGTGGATGCCTTCTTGGCCAGACCTTTCATTGCCGCGACACCGCTTGTCGCCGTTCGTGATCGTCGCCGTGATGACCACCCCGTCAAGTTCGAACGTGTAGGTATGGCCGTGGACCGTGTTCTGGGCGATGGTGTTCCAGTAATAGACCTGCCCCCACACGTTGGGCGGTGTATTGAGCTCCAAGAAATCATGCATCGGATCGGTCTCTGAGTTGAATGGCTGGGCCCCAAGTGGGCCCGCCAACAGAGCCAGCGAAAAGATCAGCTGAGCAATTCTACTCCACATCCCCGTCCCTCCGGCGAAGCATGTTCAGGTACTCGATGCCCTCTGCGAGATCGAGGAATGTGCGGCACCTGCCCTCCTTGGTCTCAGACAAGGGGTTGATCACCGCGAGGGCTGAGCGCCCCTCCTCCTGTTGCTGGAAGCCGCGCGTGTGCGCGTAGTCGTCCCAGTCCTTGTACCCCCTCACACGAAGAAACTGGTAATGGCGGCTCCTGAAGCCGTGCTCCTTGTCCGCCTTGGCCGCCTCGTGGCGGTGAGCTGCGACGTACAGGTCAGCGCTGCCATCCTCCAAAGCCCGGCGCATGGGGCCGTGCAGGGCGTTGTAGATCGAGCTCCCCTTGAAGTCGTGGGCCGCGAGCACCGTGTACTTCCCGCCCTCCCAAGCGTACGTGATCTCGACGATCCAGTCGTAGATGCGCGCCCCTGTCTGCCCCGCCCATTCGGAG